TCTCGTCCTGCCAAGTACGGGCAACCTCAGAAACACCACGGCTTTCGGTCACTCGACGCGCCAACTGCTCGCGCCTGAACAGTACGAACGGGTACTGGTTGTGCGCGTAGTCCAGCATCTCGTGCTTCGCAAACGCTTCACCCTCTGCACCCGGACAGAAGATGGTGAAGAAGATGCCAGGTACTCCGTTCTCGTCCAACTGGCGAGTGTAAGCCCACACCACCTCAACAAGGTTGTCACGCCGCTCGATGGTCGAGTCTGTCAGCGCACTCAACGCACGGCTGACATCGTTGATCGCCAAGCTCTTACCCGCAGTCTTCAGTGCAGCCTCCACAAATGAAGCACTCCAACCCTCGTCAGTCACCTTGCTGCGTAATTCTACCTCGGACATGAAATGTCTACGGAAGATTACCCGCGCAGCTTGCAGGTCGATTGTCTCTGGCGGGAACAACACATCGTCGTAAGGCTTCAGGGCCACCAGCGCAGGCGCGTTCTTGCACAGATACGGCACTGGGAACTCAGCCTGCCCAGTCTCGCGCAGGTCTTTGACAACTCTACGCGCTGCACGCTTCTTCATCCCCGGAACATAGTCCATGACAACCTGCGCCACTTCACCCTCGCGCTCTGGGTCTTCAATCATCCCCGGAAGCGATGCCAGCAAGGTGTCAGGCGCAGCTTGCGCTGCCATCTGCATCACCTCTTCCAGCGAGAGCGTCTGAGTCTTCAGCGCACTCTTCTGCTCCCAACCCACAAACGCAGCACTCCAGCCATAAGCCATCATGTGCTGCGCCAATAACTCCGACTCACTGCCCAATGTGTTGTGCATCGAGTTCTTCACCCAGTTCATCAAGGTCGTAGCCGCACCAGCAGGCTCCATGTCAGACAACTCCGTGCCTGTCACTGATACCTGCGCCCGCTGCGCCGATGTTGAAAGCATATCAACGCAGTCATTAATGATTGAGTCCACCAAAGGAATGCGTGTGTCAGAAGCTCCGTCCCACGGGAAAGCTGGCTTACCCTCTGGCAAGTTCTCGTCATGCTTCTTCCCGTCATCGCTCTGCCCAGTCCATCGCATATAGCGAGTCTCGTCAGCAGCATTGGTGCGCTCCAGCGTAAAGCCCTCATCCATTGATCGCCGGAACTCCTTCACCAATTCAGGTACATCCGGCTGTCCTGTGTGCTTCGCTAATGCGTCATTTTTGTCCATTGTTTGTATCTCCTAAACCAAAGTGTTTCAGTAAGTCATCCCGATAGTAACGATGCTCCCTGCCACCCAGCATCTTATAGACGCGCAAAGTGCCAGCGTTACGCAACTTATCGAGATAACGCTTGTTCATCCCTGTCAACTCCGCCGCCTGCATCCGTGTCAGCAACGGCGGGTACTCTTTAATCTCCATAATCAATACGTTCCTCCTCCCTTCGCCGCAAAGCTCGTATCCGTCACATACTCAGGACGGAACAGCATCAAGTAGCGCAGACAGTCCACGAAATCCTTGTAAGCATTCTTTTCACCACCAGCAGGCGTTGCCTCCTTCATGCACTCTATCAAGTTGCCGCACTCACTGCTCACATACAGCTTCGGCTCGTTCACCACACTCAGCGGCTGGTCTGGGTCGTAGTCCAGCACCTCGTTAATCAACGCAATGCCCTGCTCAATATGCACGCCACTGGCCTGCTCAAAGTCCATCTCACAGTCATCACGCAGCACATCCACCAAAGACGCACCATCCCTGACCGCCGCAGGACTGCCACCCGCTCTAGGGTCAATCAGACGCCAGTAAATCTCTTCATCACCCTCAAGCCTGCGGTACTCCTTCACATAGCTCTCCGGCCCCATACCCTGCGACTCCTGCGCTGGCCCTTTCACGCCCTGTGGCTTGTCTCCCGGTAATGCCCACTCACCAAACTCGGCACGATTCGGATACTCCCGATACACATACATCCGCCCTGCCTCATCAACCCGTAGCCACAGCGTTGCCCACATCCGAGAACCTGCCGGATCACAGACCATGTAGTTCGTTCCCTCCTGTGGTATGTCTTCAGGGTCAATGATGTGCGTCTTGTTAAACTTAGGGAAGTAGTTGCCAGTGGTCTTCTCGCACCATCCATAGAAACGCACCTTCTTCTGGATGCTGCTCTCCTTCTCCAGAGCCTTCATCATGCTGTCTTGCGGCTGGAAAGGATTCTGGTCGGTGTGGAACCACACAATCGCAGAGTCATCCCTGACACACTCAGCCACATACGGCATCTTACCCACTCCACAGCCAGGAACGTGTACCTTGTCCTCTTCCAAGAACTTGGCAGGTAATGTCTGCCTAAACGTGCAGCCTGACTGGAAATTCGCCAGCGTGTTCGTCCACCCAGTAATCGGCGTGGCACTTACCAGCATCTTACCCTTGCGTGTCACTAAGCGGAACGCCGCTGTCTCTACCCAACTGTAAGGCACTAACTCGTCAAACCAGATCAAGTCAGCCTCCATACCCTCCAAGATGTCAGGTTGCTGCGAGTAATGATTGAACCAACACTGGCTTCCATTGGGCAGAATGAATGTCGCCTCACTAAAGCCGTTCTTAACCGAATAACTCACGTTAGTGGTCTTGTTCTTCTTAGGCTTCTTCCACTCACCCGGTAGATAGTTGTAAACACTCGGTTGCTGGTCGCGGATGCTGCTCTGGCTCGTCATCGAAAACGCCACGACACGCGCTCCAGGCTTCTCCACCATCGTCCTCACCAGATACTTCGCACTGAATTGAGTCTTTCCTGACCTGTTGCCTCCACTAATCAGCAAGCGATCATAGTCTTCCAGTAACTTCTCCGCCTGTACCCAGTGGTCTAGCTCCTGAAAACAGGGGCGAACTCCAAAGCCATGCCCATAAGGCTCCTTCTGGGATAGCTCTATGATGTACTCCCGCTGCTCCAAGTCCTTCAGTACCCTCTCAATCCCATACTTCTCCCCAGTCTCAGGGTCTATCGTCTCAGCCTGCGCCAAGCACTCCTCCCTAGTCGGGGCTTTCAGGATAGGATGTGGCGTCGGTTCCTTCACAATATGCGCTTAATCTTCTCCACAACCTCTTTGGAGTCCTCCCCCGATACACAGAGGTTCTTCACCTCCTCTATTTGCTCCTCCAAAGTCGCCACATACACTGCCAAGTCCAACACCTCGTCCATGATGTTAGGGAGCATCTTCTTGCGCCACAGATAGCCCCCATGCTCTGCCTGCCCTGCACGGTACTTCGCGTCGATAAGATGGCTTAGACGCTCTGTGACGCGCTTTAAATGGGCTTCCTGTGATGGCTGCATCTCGCTCATAGATCGTCTCGGCAGTCACGCTCCACAATCATGGCGTCAGCGATCTCAAATGCCCTGTCAGAGAGCAGGTCAACTTCCAGCGGGAAGTCTCCCTTGAAGCTGCTCAGTATCGACTGCATCGCCAATCCCGCGTACCAATCACGCAAGTCCCTCCTGCGCTCTTCGTCCTCGTCAAACATCGTCCGTCTTAACATAGCCTTTGCGCTTCGGTCTGCGGCCCTCTGCCCATCCGGGGCCATCTCTACGCATCACCACAGGCATCCCAATCACATAGAGATTCTGCCGCTTGATACGCACCAATACTCGCTCGCCTTCATACTCCGCCTCTATTAAGCGCGGATTGCGGATGTTGGCTTTGGTGACTTTGGCGATCACCAGCGGCTTCTGCGGTAACTCCACCTCTCCCACGCCCACCAAGGCTTGCAGCTTCTCCACTCCTATGTCCGTGTAGCCCACTGCCGTACCTTGCTTGCCCCAGTCCACACCTTTAGACAGGGAAGCCCTGTGGTGCGCTAACTCTTTCCTTGGCAGCCCTAGGGTGACTGCCAAGTCGCGTTCGAGTGTTAGAGTCTCTGGCATTTTTCAGAAAATTTTGTGTGGGGCATAACCCATATATGTAGAGAGGGAGGGGGCTCAGCCAGGCCCCCCCGCCCCCTGCCCGTTTTCGCCGTCTTCGCAGCTTTCGCGGTTTGGTAGACCGCTGCTTTGTTGCTGTTTTTCGGGGATAATCTCGGCATCTACTGTTTTGGTGCTGCTTGGTGCTGCGTTTTGGCCTAGCCAGCCAGCCATGCCTTGCCCGATTTCGTGCCGATGCTCTACAATCTGGGAAGGCTGGTCGGATAGCATGGCTACTTTGTCAATTAAGACGGCGGCCGGAATGGATAATTGATTGGGTTTAATCTGGTCA